ATTTGATGGCAATGAATCAAATTCATTGTCACTCAGCAAATCCTCGGATATACAGATTGGCATACCAAAATATGATTTTGAAAAAAAATCTATAGAACCACCGCCAATGAGGCGTGGTAAACCTAAGTCGAAGTGTCCAAATTGTGGAAGAATGATTTTTGTAACGAGGTATAATGAGCCAAAGCAAGATAACCCTTCTTGAAATCAAGCAGGCATTAAAGGATTCAAGGTTCAGAGAAACGCTTCCTCCAGATTTGACTGAGGAAGTTCATAAGTTTCTTAAGAACCCAGCATGCGCTTGCAATCTTCCTTTGTATCGCAAGATAATGAGAGATTGCGGCGAACAGCTTAGATCCTACTTTCCAAGTCGTGAGCTTGGAAATATAGAGGAGGAAGCCAAAAACATGGCTGAAAACAAGTTTTCGGTCATCAATTGCTCAGTACATGAGCTTGAAGAAAAACTTAGAAAACTTGGCGTTGGTAGGAAACAAATTGCTATTTCTCGTTATGGCGATCAAGTCACAGTTGTTGTCAATGAGCTTGATATCATTTACTAGGCATATAGTTCTTAGTAGTTGAAATCATCTTTCTGCAACTTTCTATCATCTGTACTGGGTGTTTTTTGTATTTTTCTACATGAAATGGGTATTCGTCACTTTTGAGCCTTCTTGATCCAAGTATCATGGCATTATCATAAAAGTGCATAGATTTTTCAAACTTGTCTAATGAGTAATATATGTCTCCAAGAAGGCACCAGTATTCAGCCATAAGAGGGTTGGCCATGAGGCACTCTATAATTAATTTTGACGCACGATCATATGTTTTCTTTTCATACGCAAACACGGTGGCCATGTAATATTTGGTCATGTAATAGGACATTTGTGGTGATTTTTCAAGGAAAAGATACCTTTCAGACTTGTTGAGGAAATCATCAATTTTGTTATTTGCCAAGTTTATACAAGCAAGGTAGTAATGTGGCTGTGGCGACAATGGCTTGTCGGTAATCCACTTGGAAACAATTTCTGATTTTTCTTCTTGACGAATGCGTTCAATTTGAGAAATGTATATGTCGCTGTGTGTTGGGTTTGATTTTATAGATTCAAATGCTGGGTTTGAGAATCTTGCTGTTGATGCCTTTCGAATTATGCGAGTTTGCTTTGTAATCACTCTTTCTTGTATTATGTTGACTCTAATTGCATCGTGCTCTCCGAGATTGAGAGTATCCATTCCTCTGACAATTCTTTCATTTGGTTCAAGGAAAAATAGCCACTCATAATCAATTGCGTTTATGGCTAAGTTTTTTGAAATTGCATAATCGTTATTGAAAGGAACGGTAACAACCTTGCAACCATAATCATGGGCAATTGCGTCAGAACCATCACTGCTGTTCATGTTGACAGCAATGATTTCATAGTCAAAGGCTTGGCATGACTTTATGCAGTCTTCCAAGAATTTCGACTCATTTCTCATTGTTATGACTATCGCCATTTTTTTCATCAAATTTCTTTCGGATTAGCATTTTGAAAGCTTCGGCTTCATTGTTCATACCTTTTTCGGTATAATAGGCAATTAGCTCCCTGTAGTATCGTGGGGAGTAGGGATTGTCCAATACACCAACAAACATATCGGGAAGATTCATGTTTATAAATCATGCTCCAACAAGAGACAAAATGGCCATATTTAAGCCATGGGAGGGTTCGGTTGTCCGCAAGCCATGGGAGTACACAATTACTGCCGCAATCCCTGTTCTCGACACATTTGATCAAGTAGAGATATGCGTGGAACTCTTAAGGCTACAAACTGTCAGACCATTCATTGTAATCATAGACACAGGCAGTACTCAAGATGAGCTTGATAAGATTGTCTCATTGCGGGCAGATGATGTCGAGGTTCACAGCCTTCGTTTAAATGGCGCTATGCATCCAAGTGATTTTCCAGCTATTGCAATGGATCTTGCATTTTCCTTGTGTAGGACAAAAAATTTATACGCAACTCATGCCGATGTATTTGTGAGAAGAAGAGATTTTCTTGAGCATCTGATTAGTTTGTGCGATCAATCATCACCAGTTGTTGGATACGAAATATCACCAAGGTCACACGAAGATTGGAAGGGCATGGTTTCACATACAGCTACCATGTATCACATGGAAACAATGGACAAAATAGGCTTTGGCTGGAGCTTACGCAGACTTTGTAATCAGTTTGGCATCAGTAACTACAAGCCAGATCCAAGGCGTCCAGGTTGGCCAGATACAGAATTGTTAGGCAATTATATTATGAGGCAGAATGAAATTACAGCTCGTCTTATAGGATCTGAACAGAACTTTGAAAGGACTCTAGATTTAAATATTGATCATTTTCGCAGTTTTACTTCAGGAAAATTATACAGTCATTCTTATTATAGAGTAGTCAGCGAATGGTATTTAGATGCCAAGAAAGCTGCCCTTGAAAGAATTGGCGAATGGAAGGGTGAGCTGAGACCATGATAATTTTGTTCGAAAATCAAGGAGCTAAATGGCTAATGAATACCTCAATAACAAAAACTTTGAATCACTTATATCTAAATTCATAACAGTAAAGAAAAACAAAGTAAAGTTTGAGACCCTCCTTGAGGAAATCAAGGATACAGAGAAGAGAACATCTGGCAGAAAAGGTTTCAAGAAACCAGAATCTTGGAATGAAATCGAAAAAGAATTTGAGATTCATTTCAAGGAATACAACCATCTCAAGAATGAACTAACGATCGCCTTTTATCTTCTCTCTGAGAACATAACTAGATATCGCAAATTTAACCTCATTGATGCAGATGATGCCATACAAGAAGGCGTCATGATTTGCTTTGAAAAAGTTGACAGGTTTGACCCAAACAAGGGAAAAGCCTTCAACTATATGACCACTTGCATTATAAATCACTTCCGCCAGCTCTACAGAACCGCCAGGAACTATAATGAGCTTAAAAAAAAATATCAAGAGCATTTGAGCTTGAGCATGGAGCAGAGACCGATGACTAATCGTGGAAAGGGTATATATAAAAACAACCACCCTAATGACAGATGATCTTGTATAAAAACTTGAAAAATTCTATTTGAAATTTTATACTTAACTAGTGGATGTTGTATGCCACTGACATCAAGGAAATCATGAGCAACCTTATAGAACAACTAGAAAAACAAGAACTAATTCAAAAACTTATAGATAAAGGCTATGCACCTCTTATAGATGCACTCCTTGACAATGAGAGGGATGTATACACAAAGAAGGGCAGACTCAATAAAAGCGGAGCTTGCCGTGTTCTTGGTTGGAAGCCAAAAGAATTAGAGCAAGCCTTAGAGGAATGTCGTGATATTTTGAAAAACGATTTGTTCTTCAATGATAAAGAAGAAGAAGAAGATATCTAAATCTGCTCCCAATATGCCCTATCGTACCTAATAGTTAGATCAACATAAACAACGCTTGAATCGCTGTGGTCGAGCTCGCCAAAATCAGCATTCTCTATATACATGTTCTCAAATATCCAGCGTTCAATAATTTCTCCACAACCATCGTATAGTTCAAGTTTGCCTTCTTTTTTAAAGCCATCAGTAGCATACTTGAACTTTACAGAACTTTGGTCAACTTCGTACATCAACTTAATCCACTCCATGACCGGATGCTTGTTTTTCTTGATATCGAATAGCGTCAAGGTAACAGGCTTCCAGTCCGGCTTTCCGGGGAAAAAGATAGTCTCATGAAGGTGCTGAGCTTCCATGCTTTTAAAAGCTAAGCTTGGTCTCGCTGATTTGTTTGGTGGTAGAGCTCCGATAGGCTCATCTGAAACACCTGGAATTTTCATGAGCCATCTATACTTGCGTTTAAAGCAAGCAGTTGTTTTTTCCAATCCATAATCAAAACTCATTCTTTGTGCCATTGTAGCCTCTTATAAAAATAAAGCTCCGTATCTTTATAAGATTCGGAGCTTTACAATTTTTGAAAGGATTATTACAGTTAACAGACTTTTAGCAACCAATACACTGTGGCGCAGGTCTATTACCGCACTTGTTTTCGTATATTGCTTGGTAATATCTAAGGGTCAATTCGACTGTTACTTCTTCGGATGAACTATAGTCAAGGTCGCCGAAGTTTACAGCCGATGGCCATACACCTCTAAGTTGCCATTGTTCAAGTTCTATTCCGCAACCATCGTACATTTGCAAAAGACCTTGACCAGCCCAACCACCATTGTTTCCATCCCCTTGGATGGTGGTCTGTTGCATCATCTTTGAGCCTGTATCTTGGAAGTTATAGATCGAAGCCAACCAGCTGTAAAGCCCAGTGATACCATTGTTTTGTGCTCTGGAAACATCATAGTAGGTCACGGTGATGGTTTCCCAGCTTGCTTTTCCTGGAATCCACATCTTTCCATGAAGGTAGTTGATTTCAGTTTCTTCAATAGTCAAATTTGGTCGACTTGCCAACTTTACGAAATTTTTGCCGATCTTTTGACCATTCCATGTAACTTCGAATGTCCATCTGTATTTTCTTTTGAATATCAAGTTGGTGTTTGTAGCCAACTCATTTAAGTGCATTAATGCCATTTTTTAATTCCCCTTTCAAAATTTAGAATGCATCTGTGCTTTCGGTAAAGTCACTTCCGGTTCGATGAATACTGAATTCAAGGAACATAAATTCAACTGCTCTAGTTGGTTGTACACCAATTCTTGCTCTAAACTCATTCCTATCGATCACATCGGAAGTGTTGAGTTCGGCATCGGCCTTAATTTTAAAATCTGTAATACCTCGGTCAGTCTGAACTTCTTGAAGAATTACAGTTGCAAGTCTTACGAATTCTGCTCTAAATTCTTCATCATGAGGTTCAAATAGTAAGGATCGGGACTTTACCTTGATCTGCTTTTCAATGTAAAACATTAAGCGTCTTACATTTACACGATCCAAGGCTGTAGGCCTTCTCTGCAAGGTTTTTTGGCCCCATACACAGAAACCTTCGGCATCTGCGAATTGAATGATCGGATTGATGCAGTTTCGGTAACCATACATCAAGTCTCTTTCTTCTTGGGTTGGTCTTGCATAAACATCGTTGATTCCAGGAACAAGACCACGGGTTAAGCCAGCTGGCGCAAACCATGGACGAGCAAGGCGGTCGCTTTGTGCATACACAGCCATTACAGATCCACTTGGTGGTGCCCAGATATCAACTCTGTTATAATTGTCACGGATGCGAACCCAAGGCCAGTAAAGCGCACCAAAGTCACTATCGAATCGAGTGGAGTTCAACGGATGAGTTCCATTTTGCCATGCAATGATTTCATTTACAGTCAAGCCGAATGGAGCATCGATGATTGCCATGCAATCCATACGGAAATTTTGACACATGTAAAGCAACTCGGTTACAACAGTTGTGCTGCTATGGCCAGGAACTGCAACAAGGTCAATGTCAAACGATTCAGATTCGCTGACTGCATACAAGCCGCTATAGGCAACAGAGTTACCAATCAACAGTGCGTCTTGCTTGTCTGGATCGGATGGTATACCATCGGAGCCACCAGAAAGATTGTAAGTTCCATCAGCTGGGCCTGCAAGGATGTCAGTATTGTCAATCACACGGATGTAGTCAGAAACTAGTGATAGATAGCTGCCAACATAGAATGTGCTAACGGGATCCTTGGTAAGCTGTCCCCAAGATTCAACTTGACTACCATTGTTGTAAATTTCAAATACCCAGTTTCTGTCACGGGTATTGTTCTTTACTACAACTTGCGTGAAGTTACCTTCGATACCATTGGTGTCAGCGGTAACCATAAAAGCGATATCATTGTTGTTATTTGAGTCGCCATTGATTCTTCCATAGGTTTCATCCGCAGCATCACCAGTTACGCCCGTTGGGCTTACGCCAATCTTAGTTGTGGTTGAAAGACCAAAGATTTGTTCTGCGGTGCTAGTTGGTTTGATACGCAGGCGTGCGTCACGACCATGATGCAGTGTATAGAAGGATAGTGATGTGCCACCCTCAACAGCTGCAATCCAACCGCCAGGAAGGGCTCCGCCATTGGATACTTTCTGGTTGTTGAACTCTTCAGCGACTTCATTTGCAGTCCAGCTGCTTCCTTCAAGATCGGCAAGGCTAATGGTTTGAACAATGTTGTCAATCAACACATTGTCAGTTCCATCAACAACGATTTCAAGTGTAAGGCCGGTGTAGCCATTGAGATCGTATACGCCTGGGGTTTGGTAGCCAACATTAGGAAACATTGACATGGATCCAATAACTGATGCGGTTAACATCCCAGTTCCAAGACCAGTAGGATTTCCTTCGGATACGAGTCCACCATAAATGGCATTCTGCACGGATACAAATTCAAGTTCTGCACTTGGTCCATATGCCCATTTGCTGCGTACACTAATAGTTGCACTATCGCTTTCGTAAAACTCAATTCCATCATTCTGAATGTCAATTTGGTCATTTAAGGTATTGACGAGTTCAGTAACGGTATAAGTATCCTCAAGAACAACAAGTGTTCTCTCGCTGAGAGTTCCATTAAGTCTCCATCTAAAGAAGGAGTCTTGGTCAAATGTGTATGGTCCAGCGGTCGCAGATTCAACTTCAATGATTGTTCCAGCTGCTGGAACATTAATTTCTGCAACCGTTGCAGATTCGTCGCTTACTGGATCGGTATCAGCCACACGAACCACATAAAGTTCGTTAGCAACCAAGAGGTATGCTTCCGCTGCGTAGATCAAGTATGGATCGCCAGTTTCTGGATGGGGATTTCCAAAAGTCCTTCTCAGCTGTCTCTGAGAAGCAATTACAGTAGGAAGATTAATTGGGCCTTTGCTGGCAAATCCAATTAAAGCAGCCCTGTGTAGTGTCTGTTCTGGCAGAACAAAGCTAAGGTCTTTTTCTGCAATTCTAACACTAGGACTAATTGTGTTCGATGGTGGAAACCCT